TACGTGGCCAATTTTACTTACGCTTCCACGGCAAGTTTCACAGTGGATTTTAGATTTGCTTCGTCACCTGGCGTAGCATTTTCTAACATTGTGTTGACTGCCGTCGCCTTGTGTTAATGTTTTGTGGTATCGTACAACCACCGTCTTTATGTGGCGCAACAAAGATGTAGTGCAGTCGCCCTAGTTGCGGATTGTGAATGTGATTTATGTTTTGTGGTGTTTTATGTTTACAATTGCCTAGTAAGCCCGTAGAACGTTAACTCTTCCGGTACACTGCGGGCAGGTGGTCCCTAATTTACCAGATCTTCGCCAGTGACTAAGGGAAAGGACCATCAAAAGGTGTTGCGACAGTACCCTCACACCTTCGCGGCAGTGAAAAGTGAGGACCGAGCGTGTGCTTTAGTGTGTGGAGGCTCGTTAAATATCAGCCCCGTTACGGCGTAGGGGTGTCCAGCGCACGCAGCTCGACCTAGCTGCGTGGTTACGTTAATTTAGGTTGCCGATTCTCAAACAAAACCGGCCAAGGTTAAGCTTCCAAAGGAAAAAGCTAAAATAATTATCATCAGGGAAGTTAAGGTGTTAACTGTCGAGGACATAGACCCAATGCGGTTACGTATTGGGTCTAGTTCTAGCCTTAACGGAAATAATGGTAGTGCCACGAATACTGATGATCTTGATCATCAGCAACGTGTACGTGCAAATAGGGAGGCAAGGAACCATTTGCACAGGCGACCCATTGATTTGCCACGTGAGCGTGATGACGACGCCCACAATAATGTGGCCCCAGTCGCCGTTGAGCGCGAGATCAACGACGCTGAGATTCAAGTGGTCGTGCAGGACGACGCTTACAATCCTCAGGATTACCGTAGGGTCAGTTTGTATGCCAAGCACTATTCCGGTCGCGGGATTGGTGAATTGGTTGCAGGCGGTATGGGACGTCTGTTTGGGTACATCTCAAAGCAAACTGTTCCTCGGTTAGAGGATGCAGGTGATTTAATATCATCTGCATATGATAGCGTCGTGTTGGGTATTAACTCACGTTTGGACCGATTTTTCGACCCAAACGATGTGCCTGACATTGTTGAGCAGCCGTTTAATTCCTTTTTACCTATTAACGGCTTAGTCAGTAGATGGACACAACCTATACGTGCCATACAAACTGATTTATTTGTGGATTATAACACCGTGCGAGAAGTTGAATTGTCTTTTGATTTTATAAATTTTGTCACAGCGCATATGCTCATGTCGTCTAGGAGCATTGAGTCTTATTTAGACTTTATTGTGATGTGGCTTAATACTGATTCGCCCAACGGGATGGACCAACACAAGTTGCGTTGGTGGCGATCGCTTGACAGCAGCGTACGTGAAGATTATGTACAATATTTGTTTCATTTTTATTCCGTTGCGGCTGCCAGACGGTCGACTTATTCCGGACAACGCTTTCGCGTTGTTTGAGGGGTGGGGTCGATGATTATTGGGTGCTATTTCACCGGCCCTATTAGGTTGGAAACTGTGGTTGCACCCGCTTTACTTTTGAATAGCGCCCGCGCGTCTGTGGCGACGAAAACTTTCACTTTGGTGCGTTGTAAACGTGACCTTGTGGAAGCTAATATGTCATTTCCACATTATGGCACGGTTGTTTTCAAAAGTAATTTATCAAAAAGATCACAGTTTTATAGATTAAAGACAGGTTTGACATTCGCACATGCAGGGGTTATTTATGGTGAGGATGATGCCAATATAACGGCATCACTTCCGCGATTATTGGCGTACGACCGCCAATATTGCAAGATTGAGAACGGTGTTGTAGTGCCTGATTACTGTTCAGAGATTGACATTCAAATGCGCACAAGTGCCTTTTCGAAGACTCGTCTTTGGAAGCGCCGATTAGCGCATTTGAAGTATGCATTTGATCAGTACTTTTATTCGAATTTTGTTGATTGGTTCGATAAACAGTATGAATATCCTACTTTACCTCACGTTAAGAGAGACTTGCGAATGAGTGCTAAGAAGGATATTGATGACCGCCTTGGGTGGTTATCATTGCAGGCAAAAACAATTAAAACCAAAATTAAAACATCCGAGTGGGCTAAGTACGGCAAGAAACCACGAAATATATGTGACATTGGTGTTGAAGGCAGTTTGGTTGCTGGTGTGTGCTGTGAATTCTTGAAGAAGTTCATGGCAGAGTATGAATTTTCCGCTGACGTGGAGTGCAAATTTCATGCCAAGCCCGATTCCAGTTCATTGAAGACTGCTTTTTACAATGTTTACCACGCAAATAAAAGAATCAATTGGCATTATTTTAGTGATGATGCTATTGTTTCAATATTGTGTGGTGACGGTATCATGAGATGTAATTTAGACATTTCAAGCGCCGATTCGTCACATCAGGTGGAAATCTTCGATTCTATTGCTGACTTAGTCAAGGACACAGGGTATTTTGCTGAATGCGTACTAAAGAGCATACAGCAATTGTCCATGCCATTGCGTGTGGCTAATACCCATGGGCAAGTTTGTGCTGTCTTGCAACCTAATGTTCCACGGTTGTATAGCGGGTCTACTTTGACCACACTGGTGAATAATTTTTCACAATTGTGGATGGCGACACATATTTCACGTTTTCGTTTTGAGAGTGTCGCACAGTGTAGGTCATTGTTACCCGCCTATATTTCACAAGTTGGTTATTCTGTTACTTTGGACATTGTCCATAAGATACAGGATTTACAATTTCTGAAATTCTCCCCTGATAAAAATTTTAATCCTTTTATCAATTTAGGTCCTTACATTCGTATGTGCGGTTGGTCGAAGCGTGACATACCGAAGGTGAGAATAGGCTGCAAGCGCCAAACATTATATAATCGATCTTTTATTTTTGAATCCACAAAGATTCATGGGTATAACTCATTGCACAACAACAGTTTACACAATTTATTGGCTGCAAAGTACAATTGTGTAGCTGATGTTGAAGTTGAGTTGCCTTATCATTTAATTGATGCAAAGATTGATTATTTACAGGATGCAGATATTTGTGAAAGGTATTGCTTATCTCATTTGGAGTGGTATTCCTTTTTAGATGGTGTTCGCTCTTGTCTCACCAAGAGCGAGCACCATCATCTGCATTTTCGACACATCGTTATTGATAAAATATTAGCGAAAGATTACGGGTATGGTCAACCCGTTTCGCATGATGTTTAGTCGACTGGTTTTCCAGTTTTTCCTTTAAAAACGGTGCCGTGA